ATGTACCGTTATGTTACGGCAGTTAAGTTAAGTCATGGGAGTTTCGATGTGCTATGTCACAATCAGTCACGGAACGGCAGCCACATCTGATATAATTAAACTAAACGAAAGGGAAGCATGAAAATACATGCGAAGACTATAAGGATTCCTGATTGCAGTACAGCAGAGGGAATCAGACTTTATATCCAACAAAGATTAGAAGATCTGGCAGAAAACGGTGACGCTGATCGGGGTACTTACTTTGAGTTGCTTGCTTTAGACAACCATATTGATGACGATATCGGGTCCATGCTTGATGACATGGAACGTGAAGCTGAAGAACGTGCCAAAGAAATAGCAATCAAACTATTGGACGCAGGCGTGACCGAAGAAATGTGGAAGGATCGCCGCTTCTAGGACGTAGCTATTGGATGTTCGCACCACGAATGCCGAAGGGTATACATGGGGCGCTACCTGATTAGCTGCAAGAAAGGGAGAGGGGAGCTTCCCTCCCTGATAAATGACAAGCTCCTCTCTCCTGAAGATCTCAATAAAGGAGAAATAAAATGTCACATAGGATGACAGAGTTAGATGCCAAGCACGCTTTATATGCGTTGACTCCTTGGCATAAGTTAGGGAATGTAGGTCACATCACTTGGGAGAAAGCTCGTGAAGCTTTCGACTGGACAGAGGTGGAACGTACACCCATATTAATTGAGCATCATGGAGTAGAAGAAATTCTTGAAGGCAGAAATGTTTTGAAGATGGTCAACTATCCGTTTGCTCATGCTGAAATAAGTAGTCGATACCAGATAGTTCAGCATCGGTTTATGGTTGATGAACTAACAGGTTTACTTATCGACACTGGACTAGTGGAGACTATCGAATCGGTTGGTACCTACGACAATGGTGCTGTTGGTTATGTGTCTCTAAAGTTCAAGGAAGGAATAGAGATACCGGGTTGGTCGAAGGTCGAGTCGATGTTCAACATTGGCAATGGTCACGACAAGCATGTGCCGTTGATCGCTAGTCAATCAGCAACAGCCGTTGTCTGTGCGAATACTTTTAAGTGGAATATTTTGGATGCGGAAGCTGTCTTCAAGTTCAAGAAGATGGGTGATCCGCAAGGCATGATGCAAGAAGCTGTTAAAGCTTTGTGCGACGGTTATGAACGCCATGAAGAATATGCCAAACAGATTGAGCGGATGGCTAACCAAGAGTTTGTCGATCAGCAATGGGACGAGTTGGTTGTGGATCTGATTGGGCCCATGCCATCATTCAATCCAGAGGCACCGGCCTTCAATCCAGTGGCACTAGCTCACATAGCTAATAAACAAAATCAGCAGGGTTATTACAACAAGCTAACTCGATGGTCTAACACTAAAGCTGATCTAAACAATCGGTTTCATATCGATGAAGATATAGCTGGAGTGCGTAACACTAAGTGGGGTGCACTCATGGCTGTCCAAGCGTGGGAACAAAAAGATAAATCAGTTAAAGGTATTAAGAGCAGTCGAGATCGTACTCGCAGACATCAAGCAAACGTGATCTTCGGGAAGTTGCCGATGACTGAGAAGGCAGCGAAGGTACTGGTGGATGCATGAGTGGTCAACAAGAACGTGACCGGGGCATGGCGATAGTAGAAACATATGCCAAACCTTCACAAAAGTTGGCAGTCAAGCGAGCCATACAGCGCTGCTACCAAAAATTTAATGTTCATGTTGAATGGACTAGTGATGAGGTACATGAAGAATTAAAAGCTGCCGAAGTGATATTGAAGAACGGCAGATTGCTTGGCCCAATGATGAAGCGAGCCCAAAGGGCCGAGATGATTGAACCGGTCATGTGTTTGCTATGTCATCGACAAGAAACTCGTCCGTCTATTAGACGTGAACGTCATGCTGGACCGCAGTATATGTGGCGTAGTACAGCGAAAGGATATGGTACTCGACCTGATGAGGGTGTTTATGATGACCTCTTTTGGGATGAGATAGACCGTCAGATTAAACAAAGTAAGGGAGAATAATGGAAAGAACATTTGAAGTTGAGGTAGGTCAAACCTTGTATTGGTTGGTCACTATTAACTCTGAAGAAGAAGAGTTAGATGATGCAATGGATGAGGTAATCATGGCATGTGAGAGTGATGATTTGCCTGAGTTAAATGAGCATTGGACGTTTGCTGCTAACGAAGTACGCAATGCCAAAATCTTATCTATAGATGGTGAAAGGTTTGAGGCATGATTTATTTGAGTGATGATCCACCTGATGATCCTTATGCAGATCTTGATGATGAGGAGTATGAGGAAATGCTTCAGGCCCAAGCCAATGCGGAGACATTGTATTGGGATCAGAAGATAGATGAAGCCAGAGGGAACTGATAAACTGATACGAGAAAGGTGAATATGCAAGAGATAGAGATGGCTCGATGGGCCATAGCTGATCTCGGCATGGCTGATGAGATAAAACCCACAGCAGATGGGTCTTTTCTTAGAGCTTCAAGTGTCGGATCATGTATCAGAAAACAAATCTATGATGGGCTTCGACTACCAGCTTCGACAGTTGACTACGACAATGCAGCCAACGGACTAGTAGCTAGAGAAATTGGTAACACGTTGCATCACCAGATCCAATGTGCTCTGCAACAAAGCGAATCGTTTAAAGATTTTATAGCTGAAGTACCTGTGTCAATGCCGGAGTACATGAGATCAGGTCACACCGATGGTATCTATACAGATAACAGTAGCCAACGGGTAGTCATCGAAATAAAAACCATGAGGAACTATGGGTTTCGAATGGCTCGACGTGACGGTCCGAAAGAAGAGCATCTATTACAAGCTGCTGCGTATGCTATGGGGTTGGAATACAATTTCATCCACATAATTTATGTGTGTACTGATGCTACACCGGGCAAATGGAAAGATAGTGCTCGTGCTGGTGACATGGTTGAATGGATAATAGATATTGACGATGTTATTGAGCAGAGTGGTGCGACGTTAAGGCAGATCACAAACTTTGTTATGTCTGAAGAAGCGCTACAAGCTGGAACTTCTTTAGCTACTAATGAAATACCTGAAGGGTTAAGGGCTCTTTGGAATGATGAAGAACTTCCTTGGGAATGTAACTATTGCTCTCACCGTTCACTATGTGAGATCCCAATGGGAGATTCGATAAGCGAAATACTTAAAACAAAAGGAGAATATTATGAGTCAGCTATCTAAGTTAGCTACTCCATTTTCAGATCGGTATGTGGAAACTAAACCGGGCAAGTTCGCAGCAGCATATGTGCCACACGGAATAGTTACACAGTTTCTATTAGGAATATTGGGACCATATGATTTTCATATTAATGATGTTGTTAGGGATGCTGATGGTACTCTCACTGGTTGCCTCTGCACTCTTACTGTTGAGATTGATGGACGAGTTACCTCGGTACAAGAGGTTGGTGAGTGCGAGAATCCGAGCAACTGGAAGACAGATGGAGCACGTTTGAAAGCGTGTGCATCGGATGGAATTAAAAGGTGTGCTATGAGAGTTGGCTTAGGTCTGCATCTCTGGCATAAGAAAGACGGGAACTATGTTCTCGCAGATATTCTCGAAAAGAGAAAGGAAGACAATGAGTGAGATCACCATTGCAGGAAATATAGGACAAGCACCCGAGCTACGGTTCTCTAAACAAGGGACAGCTAACGTAATGTTTTCCGTAGCTGTAACAACAGGCCGGGACGACACTAAAGCTACTCACTGGTTCGATGTTAAATGTTTCAATACATTAGCTGAACGCATATCAGAGCTAGCTAAAGGCGAACGAGTCATAGTTAAAGGACGCATGAAGGAAGATGAATGGACCAGCAAGGAAGGCAAAACTGTTAAGAAGTTACGGTTATATGCTGATGATGCTGGCCCTTCATGGAGATGGGAACCGAGAGGTTCTCGGAGTGATACGGTACAAGAACATGCAGTTTCGGCTGTGCAAAAAGGGTTCGAAATCGAGGATGATACGGAGCCTTTCTAATGGATGAACATAGCATTCTGATACCGATATTGAATGAAGATGTAACTATCTTTTCAGTAGTGGTACCTAAAGAATTTGCAGATCAATTTGATTTAGAAGCTATGAAAATGGTCGAACAGTTTGACCGTCATCCTTCCGGCTACAACATGGATCCCAACAATAAGTTACAGCAAGCCCGTTCCTTTTTACTACAGAATGGTATGCAGCTTTTCTTTATGGATAACGACCGTGAAGAATACTTGCCTGACGATTTGAATTAATGAGCAAATCAAAACAGAAGGGGACAGCTTGGGAAACCGAATGTGTTCGGTATCTTCAGAGCTACACAAAGCATGAGTTTATGCGCCTTCCTCTTGTCGGTACTAAAGATGTAGGTGATATAAAGTGTCTCGATCTTCCTGAGTTTGTGTTCGAATGCAAAAACAGGAAAGATGCTTTGTCTTCTTTGTCTCAAATAATGAAAGAGACAGAGCAAGAAAGGGTAAACGCTGACGCACAGTTCGCTGCTGCTTTAGTGAAGCGCCGAAACTTTGGGACAGGCGGAGCCTATGTCGTCATGGAATTGCACAACTTTGCACAACTCATTAAGGAGAGAATGAATGGGGGAGCTAATCAAACTGAAGGTGGTACAAGCCCCAGCTTTTACTGACACTACCGAGATGTTAAATAGTTGGTGGAAAACACAGAAAGCAAAACCTTTAGTTAAACCAGCACGGATTAGACATATAGTCGAACTGGCTATTAATGCAGGCTGGACATTAGAAGACTGTTACTCGGCACTCGATACGACGTGGGCTTTCACTGAGTCTGCGTTCGAAACGGCGTTAAGGAAACAGAAAGAAGAACAAGAAGAAAAGTATGGCAAGTTAGGCAAACGTATTCTCAAACTGAGAAAGGAAAGAAAGGGTGAGAAACAAATGCAAGGGGAAACCCTCTGCGAATAACTACTCCAATGGATGTAGGTGTGCCGGGTGTAGACATGCATGGCGGACACATGGTGAAGAAGACAGAGTGAAAAAAAGAAAGGGAACTAAACGTGATAATCCTTTGGTGGAACATGATGCATTTACTAGAGAGCAAATCCTTGCAGCGAGAGGGACGTAGTGAATCTTTGGTTGGCGATCTGGTCGATCCTTGATTTCGCAGCCATAAACCATGAACCGCCAAACCCTGAGATAGCACCGATTGTTTGCGAATATTTTGAGGATGAATGTGTGCACGCTTTAGGGATTGCGTGGTGCGAGTCGTTACATAATCCGTATGCATATAACGGCGAAGATCATGGTTTATTTCAAATCAATAAACATTATTGGTACGAAGTTTTTAAGAACGAATGGGCTGATCGATTTGATATTGAGCAGTCAACTCGCTTTGCGTTTCATATCGTTGAAAAGACTGAAGCGAAGTGGGATCTTTGGACTTGTGGCCGATACAAATAAAGGAGAAAGAAATGAGTATCGAAGTCATATTAAATTATGATCGATGGGGAGATAACCCAGAACTAACAGACCCTCGTGTTGTAGTCATAGGTAATCTGAGTGAAGGCTATGAAGTTCATGGACC